GAGTAATAGCTAGTAGGACACTACGATTGCCAAAGGTACAAGCGTACCTACAACAGGAAGTGTCCAACAAGTTAGGACTAGGATCAGTCCACGCATCCTCAACTCTCCTACACTTAATACAAAATGGGAAGAGTGAATATGTTAGACTGGAAGCTAGTAAGGATCTCCTAGATAGGATAGGGATGAGAGCACCTGAGAAAGTACATCACAATGTGGGTGGAAACATTGCAATCAAGATAGACTTAGACTAGGGGGATGGGGTTAGAAATGAGGACAGTGCAGATACATAAAGGTCCTATACAAACAATATAGTTAAAAAAAGCACTTCAAAAAAATATTTATTGTAGTAAGGTTCGTTCATGGCAGATCCTCGAATAAAGAGAGCTGGAGTAAGTGGTTTTAATAAACCTAAGAGAACTCCATCACATCCGACTAAATCACATGTAGTAGTAGCTAAGTCTGGAGATAAGATTAAGACTATTCGGTTTGGACAACAAGGTAAGACAGGAGACAAAAAAATGACAAAGAGAGCAAAGTCTTTTAAGGCAAGACACGCCAAGAATATAGCGAAAGGTAATATGTCAGCTGCATACTGGGCGAATAAGGTGAAGTGGTGAGTACAGTTAATAAAGCTGGGAACTATACAAAACCCACAATGAGAAAGAGAATCTTTCAAAGAATAAAGTCAGGAACAAAAGGTGGCAAAAGTGGACAATGGAGTGCGAGAAAAGCACAAATGTTAGCAGTTGCTTATAAGAAAGCTGGAGGAGGCTATAAATAATGGGAAAAACAAAACATTACTTTAAGAATGGTACAGAATACAAGGGAGCTACACACAAGATGCCTAATGGCTCAGTCCATAGTGGTAAAACACATGGTAGTGGTAGTAAGCCTGTAGTACATTTTAAGGATCTTAGTGCAACAGCTAAGAAAAAAGCAAAGGCATAATGGCTCTAGCTAAATCACAACGCAGTCTGAAAGCATGGACAAAGCAGAAGTGGAGAACTAAATCTGGTAAACCTAGTTCAAAGACTGGGGAAAGATATCTCCCTGAAGCAGCGATCAAATCATTGACTGCTAGTGAATATGCAAGTACAACTAGAGCTAAGAGAAAAGGCAGTAGAAAAGGAAAACAGTTTGTGAAACAACCAAAATCTATTGCAGCAAAAACAAGAGCATATAGGAGAGTAAGCTAATGTATCATGGTATGAAAAAAACCAATGGATCTAAGAAGCTAAAAGGTAAACAAAAGAACTTACCAGCTGCTTTGAAAAAAAAGATCATGGCAAGTAAAAAGAAAAAGTAAGGAGTTAATTATGTTACAGAATCTAATAGATAAGTGGAACAGACTTAATTACAAAGGAAAAATATTTGTTAGTGGTGTTGCTATAGTTATTGTAGTAGCAATAGTACAAGCTGTATGACACAACAATACGCACAGGATCTTATATCTTTTCAAGACAGAATGAAGTTAAGAAAGATAGTAAAGAAAGTACATTTTGCTCATTATCCAAAAGATCTAATTACAGATAGAGAAGCAGATATGTTTATTGAATCCTTATTACCAGAAACTATTTATAGATTAATTAAAGCTGGTATAGATTCTAATACTGTGTGAGTGGATTAAATTACAAAGCACCTGGAGAAGTTATCAAAACCTTTATGAAGGATGATAGCTTCTTTAGAGGTGTACGAGGTCCAGTAGGATCAGGTAAATCAGTATCTTGTTGCATAGAGATATTTAGAAGAGCTGCTAAACAAGAACCATCTCCTGATGGTAAGAGAAAATCTAGATGGGCAGTAATCAGAAACACCAACCCTCAGTTAAAAACTACTACCATGAAAACATGGTTAGATTGGTTTCCAGAAAATTTATTTGGTAATTTTACTTACTCAGTTCCTTTTACACATCACATAAAGATTAATGATATAGAACTAGAAGTTATATTCTTAGCATTAGATAGACCAGAAGATGTAAAGAAACTACTGTCATTGGAATTGACAGGAGTATGGATTAATGAAGCAAGAGAAATACCTAAGACTATAGTAGATGCCTGTACTATGCGTGTAGGTAGATATCCAGCAGTAAAAGATGGTGGACCTACATGGTACGGTGTTATTGCTGATACTAATGCACCAGATGAAGATCATTGGTGGTCTATTATGTCAGGAGAAGTGCCAGTACCAGATCATATGAATCAAGAAGAATCATTAATGTTAGTCAAACCTGATAACTGGAGGTTTTTTGTACAACCACCTGGAATGATAGAAAAGAAAGAAGATGATAAGATTAAAGGCTATGAACTTAATGATGTAGCAGAAAACATAAAGAATGTTACCCCTGATTACTATTCTAATATTATTAGAGGTAAATCAAAGTCATGGATTGATGTTTATGTTTTAAATAGATTAGGAACTATAGAAGATGGAAAGCTAGTTTATGGTTCATTTAGAGAAGATACACATTTAGCAGATGAAGAAATAGATTTTGCAAATACTACAGTATACATAGGGTTAGACTTTGGATTAACACCTTCAGCTGTGTTTGGTCAAAAACTACCTGATGGTAGATGGATTATAAACCATGAGTTAGTTTGTTTTGATATTGGTACAGTTAAGTTTAGTGAAATGCTAAAGCATGAAATAATTAAATACTGTTCAGATAAAGATTTAAAAATATTTGGTGATCCAGCTGGTGATTTTAGAGCACAAACAGATGAAACTACTCCTTTTCAGATACTAAGACAACAAGGCATACAAGCCTTTCCAGCTCCATCAAATGATGTATCTCTACGAATAGAATCTGTAGAAGCTGCATTAAATAGGATGGTTGATGGTAAAGCTGGATTTTTACTGTCGCCATCCTGTAAACAGCTTAGAAAAGGGTTTCTTGGAGGATATCATTACAGAAGAATACAGACATCTGGTGAAAGATATGAAGATAGACCTAATAAAAATAAATACTCTCATGTCCATGATGCACTACAATATTTAATGTTAGGTGCTGGAGAAGGTAGATCTTTGACTGTAGGAGCAAAGAAGCAAGGTGTTACAAATGTTTACAAAAGTTGGGATCTATATAATAGAGGCTCAATGAATAAGAAAAGTAAATGGGATATTTTCAAAAGGAGTGGTTAATATTCTTTTACGATCCACCTAAAGAAGAGTGGTATCATGTATTTAGAACAAAAGGAATGGCTCATTGTGGTGCTTTTTATTTTGATCCTCATAAAAGTTGTTGGGTAATGATAGAGCATATTCATAAAAGATTAGATGTAAGTTTACTACAGGGAGATGAGTTAATTAATGTTATTTATCACATCATTAGTCACAATGGTACTATTTTAAAAACTAAAAGATTTAGACATAAATGGAGATTATTTCAAGCAGCATGGTTAAGAGAACATAGTTGTGTTACTGTAATTATGAGATTGATTGGAATAAATAGATTGATTATTACACCTTTTCAGTTATATAAATACTTAGTAAAGAATGGAAGCACAAAATGGGAATTTTTAGAACACCAAAATATAGACCAGATCCAGAAGCTGAAGAGCGAAGAAGAAAACAAAAAGAAGAAGAAGAAAGAATAAAAAAAGAAGCTGAAGAAGCTGAAAAACGCTTTAAATTAAGATATAGCAAAGGAATGATAGGATCTAGATCTCTTTTTAGTAAAGCTGGTGGTAGTGGTTTTTATACAGAAGGTGAAGAAAATTAATGGGATCATCAACATCAACTAGAAGCACTGCTTCTGGTATGGAAGCATCAAAGAAAAAAACTGTTTCTACTATGATAGGAAACAATGCTGATAGATACGCACAAAAAAAATTAGGTATTACAAAAACTATAGCAAACCCAAATCAAAAAGCTATAAAAGGAAATGTTACTGGCTATATGGCTAGGAATACTGGTGGTAATCAAATGTATGGTACACAGTATCAAGAAGCTAGAGGAGAATATTTAGAAAAACAAGGTTTGGCTACAGGAAGAACTGTAAACTATGGTCCAATAGATCCAGCAACAGGCAAAGGTAGATTTAGTTATACTGCTTATGATTCAGCTACACAAAAAGATGGTAAATTAACTTTTACAAGTCAAGGTAGAGATGCTATGCAAACTGCTAGGAATAAAGATATACCTTTATCAAAAGAAATGTTTGAAAGTCAAAAAAGATTTCAATTAGGATTAGCTGCTATAACTGGATTCATGGGTATACCATTAATTCCTGGTTCATTAGTTAATCAAGCTTTAACACCTTATACAGATTATGTTCAAAAAAGAGAAGGTGGTTTTTACAATAAAGCTGGACTTATAGGTACTTTTTTACCAAGTAATAAAAATAATCAACCTCCACAAAATGAACAACAACAAAATGAACAACAAAATAATGAGTTTGCTAAATCAGAAAGAATAAAAAAACAAGCTGGATTAGGTGCATCTAGTGCAGATAAAGGAAGAACATTTTTCGCATAATGGAATACAACAATTATAGACAGTCAGCAAATATGCAAACAGAAATGTCTGCTAAAACATTTTTAAAAAAATATAGTTTAGCTGATAATTTGAAGTCAGTATGGACTTCTAAATTTGAAGAAGCATATGAATATACTATGCCAGGTAGAGAATCATTTTATGAAGAATCACCTGGACAAAAAAGAACAGATAGAATATTTGATGAAACAGCTGTAGTAGGTATACAAGAATTTGCTTCAAGATTACAAGCTGGTATTACACCGACATTCGGTAGATGGATTAATCTTAAATCAGGATCTGAAATGCCTGTAAATTTAAAACCAGTTATAGATCAACAGTTAGATGAAATAACAGACTATATTTTTGAAGTATTACATAACTCTAATTTTAATCAGGAAGTACATGAAGCATTTATGGACTGTGCTATTGGTACAGGATGTTTACTTGTCAATGAAGGTACATCTACAGATCCAATAGTATTTAATGCAATACCTCTGCCTCACATAACATTAAATAGTGGACCTAATAATAAAATAGATTGTGTATACAGAAAGAGACAGATTAGATTAGGAGATATAAAAGTTTTATATCCAAATGCAGATTTGAATGATGTTGTATTACAAAAAATGGCTAATAACCCAGATGAAAAAATTTCAGTTATAGAAGGTACAATGAGAAACTATGAAGATCTAAATAAGGAAGTTTATGATTATATAGTTTGTATTAAAGATTATGAAGAAATTATTGTAACAGATAAATATGAAGGTGTAGGTTCTAATCCGTTTATTACTTTTAGATGGAATAAAGCTAGTGGAGAAGTATATGGTCGTGGACCAGTATTCAATGCTATGTCTGCTATTAAGACAACAAATTTAACAGTAGAATTAATATTAGAAAATGCACAGATGAATATATCTGGTATTTATCAGTTAGAAGATGATGGAGTTATTAATACAGATAATATTGCATTAGTGCCTGGCACAATAATACCAGTAGCTCCAGGATCAAGAGGATTACAACCTATTAATGGTGCTGGTAGATTTGATGTAGCACAAATTGTTTTAGAAGATATGAGAAATAATATTAGAAAAGCATTATACATGGAAACACTTGGTCCAACGAAAGGTACACCTATGTCAGCAACAGAAGTAGCTGAAAGAATGGCAGATCTATCAAGACAGATAGGATCTTCATTTGGTAGATTACAATCAGAGTTTATTACACCACTTATTAGAAGAGTTATTTATATTTTAAAAAAACAAGGAAGAATACAGATACCTAGTATAGATAATAAAGAAATTAAAATTGTTCCTGAATCACCACTATCAAGAGCACAACATGAACAGGATATATCAGACTTAAATAGATTTAATTCTACTATTGGACAAACATTTGGTCCTGAAGTTCTTAATTTAATAGTTAAGCAAGAAGAAGTAGCAAGATTTTTAGCAGAAAAAATGAATTTACCTGAAAAGTTAATTAGGGATTCTGCTGAACAACAACAAGTTGTACAACAAATGCAACAATTACAACAAATGCAATCACAAGGAGGACAAGGTGGCTTGGGAGCAGATACGGAACAAACCTGAGGGTTTTTATCATTCAATAGACGGATTTCAAAGATCTAAAGGAGCAGAAATAGAACTTAATGCTGATATTGCTGCATTATTCAAAACAGAACTAGGAAAAAAGGTTTTAAATTACTTAAAATCTATTACAGTAGATGCTGTAGCTGGTAGAGATATTACAAATGATCAGCTTAGACATCTAGAAGGAATGAGATATTTATATTTTATTTTAAAAAAACGAATAGAAGCACATAAGGAGAGCTAATGTCAGAAGAAACAACACAAGCAACAGAACAATCAACTGAAGCAGTTACAGCAACAGAACAAAAACCAGAAGTAACAAGACCAGAGCATGTAGCAGAAAAATTTTGGGATACAGAAAGAAACGAAGTAAAAGTAGATGAACTAAGTTTT